TTCCAAGTAGTTACTTCAGATATAGATAAAATTGAATTCCAGTTTTCATTTTTATCCTCAAACTGAATACTTTTTATATCATCAGATGAACATCTATCATTATTAAAAACATGTATAACATCTTTTTGTTGATCTAAATCAAAAGACATTTCAACTTTAGCTAAATCACCCCAATCATTTTTAACTAATGATAATATATCACTAGATTTGATACCATGTTCATACATTTTATGATTATTCAATCTAATATATGTAACAAATCTACCAGGAACTTGATACCAATAAACTCTCATAGGTTTATAGTTATTCTTCTGTGGATCACCATCTGGTCTCTCAGCATCTGTTAATAGTCTATGAAACAAATTCATACCATTTGGAGTAGATGTGATAATAATTTTTGAATTTTGAACAGCCGATACAGTCGGAAAAGCCGCGGTATAAAAACTTTCAATAATATTAGACGGAATGTGAGCAAACTCATCTAAATAAAGAAGATCTATGGTAAAACCAACTGCTGGTGTTTTTGTTCTAGCAGATGTTTTAATTCTACAACCATTATCAAATGTTATAGACTTTTGATTCCAAACTTTAACACCTGGTTTTAAAAAGAATGGTAGCAAAGCATATATAGACTTTATCTTATCAACAACCTCAACAACAGTATCACCTTTATTCGCAATAAGCATCGCATTCTTATCATTATTAAAGAGTAAGAAATGTAATATAAATATAGATGATGAAATTGTTTTACCACACTGCCTGGCAGCCATTAGTATGTTAAATCTATTTTGGACAAAATTATCTAATATTTCTTCTTGATAATCTCTTAATTTTATAGAACCAACACTACCATCTTCCCGTTTAGTTTTACAATATTTCTCAGTAAAATAATGTATATCAAGAGCACATCTAATATATTCTTGTTGCTCTTCAGCAGTCATTTTAAAAATAACACCACTTCTTCTTATACCAATCTCACCCTTTAACCATGGATTTTCATATCTTTTTAATAGAATACCATCGTTTATTTTATCAACAGACTCATTAACAAGCTTAGTAGTAAATACTATCTGTCTATCATCATCACTTTTTATCTTACTCATATAATGTATATATTTAAATCAAAAAGTAGAAAAAGTACAATTTTTAGAAATAATATATACACTATGAAAAGAGGAATAAAAAAAGTTAAAGTTGGATTTTCGGTGGATATAGAGACTTATAACGAGTTTGAATTATACTGCAATGATAATTATATAAATAAATCAAAATTAATAGATAAAATTATTAAAGATTTTTTAAATAAAGAAAAAATAGAAATAAAAGATGTCGAAATCAGATAAAGAAAAAAATAGAATAAAAGATGAATTTGAACAGATACAATCAGAATCAATGAATTTTGATTTATCTATGCATTTAGCAAAACCTGAAGACTTACCAGACTTAGGTGAAATCGCAATATATGACTACGAATCAGATTTAGATAGTGTAAACGAACAATCTACTGGTGTATTGGAATCTCTGGTAGACCTTTACTTAGGTGATGTTCCAAAATTAAAAGACCATTCTTATATATCAAACAAGATGAAAGAAGATGCAATGGTTTATGCTGAAGGATTATTCCTTGCTAAAATGACTAGAAAAAACTTCTTAAATCAACTAAGACAAGTTGACAATGGTGATAATTCGGCTAGAATGCATGAGGTTGTAAATCAAACAATCGGACAAATTAGAGAAAATGCTAAATTTTTAAGTGGTCAAAGAACAGAATTGGAAAAATTTTATAAAACACTAAGAAAGGATTTAGGATATGATGATATTGAAAATAATGAAATTTCTAAATCAGAAAATGTTGAAGTGAAAGAGGATAAAGAGGATGATGGAACTATAACAGACAATAAAAAATTGAATGATTTGATAAAACAAGCAATGTTAAATAAAGAAGATAAAAAAAAATAACCACTTATTAGTGGTTATTTTTTTTAAAACTTTCAAATGTTTTTATTATTTTACTTAAAGATAAAATATTCTTTTTAGTTTGTATTCTCTTCATCTTATTAGGACTAACATAATTAATATTTAGAATATTATCATACGATTTAACGACATTACTAATTTTATCCTTTAAAACAATATCACTATTATCATATAAATACTTTAGAAAATCATTCGGATTTATATTAATATTTTCTAAATCATCATCATAATAATTAACAATATCATATTTAGTTATTTCACTATCAATAAACTTATCAGAATCACTTTTTAACCCAATTAAAAATTGTAATAAAAGTTTTACTTTATTAAATATTATCTTGTCATTCTTTCTATTAAAAAATGTTTCAGATAAATAATAAATATCTTTTATATCTAAACCCATTTCCAAGAATTTGTCTTTTAATTTTTTTAAAATTAATTCATAATTCTTTTTATTATTTTTAGAACATATCAAATAAATATGATCTGTTGTATTTTTTATAGGTAGTAATAAATCTAAATTTATATCATAATCAACATCACCAATAATCTCAGAATTAAAAAACTCTTGCATAGAAAATGTTAAATTGAAAGTATCAATTTTAAGATTTTTACATTTTATTTTTAGATCATTTGCAATATTCTCAGGCAACCAATGATTATCACCATTAAAATTAAATCGTTCACCACGATCTTTCCAAACACCCTTTTTTATAAGGTTATAATCAGATTGATCTAATTTATAAATTGGAATCTTAGGACTTTTAACGTCTATGATCCAAACTTTATTATCAACTCTTAAAATTGTATCCAAGTCAAAAAAATGAGCTACCATTAGAAATATTTTTTTATTTTATAAGACATTTGATGGGGTCCATCCCATCTAGATCCTTCATATTGTTTTTCCTTCCAAGTAACACCACCACTCAATTCAGTATCAAATGATTGACATTTTGGACAAACTTCTGGAATATCACCATTCTCACTAATCGAATAGTTAAATATTCCCTTGCACCACGGATTACTACATACTTTACTTTCCATGTTTTATATATTAAAATAAAAAACTCACCATTTGGTGAGTTTTTTATTATATCATGTTCTTATTCAATGCAAATTCATATAATATTGGCAAACTTAAATGTCTACTAAAATAATATCTTAAATCCCCCAATGTTTTAGATTTCTTTAATATTGTAATTATTAAAAATCCAAATTCCTCCTGAAAATCTAAATAATAAGAATTCCATGGTTTGTTATAATTTTCCAAATTTTTCCATTCCGAATGACCACCGGTTAACCAAAAAAGACATTTGGATGGTTCTATCTTTTCATAATCAATAATATCAATTTTTAAATTCCAAATTTTATCATTTGCTTCCACAACTCTCATCAAAATGGCCGTCGCCTCCGCCAAATCAGTGGTTATTTCTTTTCCAATTTCAAAATAATAGTCGGATTCCTCATGTAAAATTCTGATTTTCCCACTATTATAAATTTCTCTAGATAATGATTTAACATCGATTTTTCTGCGTTTCATAGTGATTTTTTATTTTTTATGATAGATAAGATGATAAATTAATACCATCATTCCATTCTCCATTCATTAAACCCCCTTCAAAAATACCTGATTCCCAATTACCATAAAATTCACCACCCTTAAAAATACCATAATTCCAATCACCTGATATGAAAATACCATCATACCAAATTAAAGTACCCCTCTTTATTTCTATTTTAGCATTTCTAATCTCAGAATCAACCAACCAGTTGAATCCTAAACTCTCTAAAATATCTTCAATCTCTTCAATGTGTGTGTATATTTTACCATTGTATTTTAATTCTAAATACCTCATAAATCTATATATTATCATTTTTTTTTATTAAAATATTAAAACTTAAAAAGTCCTCTTTTTTTAATAATTCCAAATCCATTTTTTATTTCCACAAGACCAAACTCTCAAATATCCCATTTCCTCCATTATTTCATGTTCAAATTTATTAGGATCAGCTCCTTTTGAGACCAATTTATCTTTTCTGAAATTAAATCTATGATACCTAATTCCATTTATAGAATACCAATAACCTGGTTTACTTGTATGTGAATATTTAAATCCAAGTTTCTCATATAAACCACCATCAGAAATCATATTATCTGAATATGTTTGAATTTCAATCGGTGATTTATAGTTAATAAAATATTTTAATAACTTAGAAGCTCCACCAACAACAGAATATCCAACCTTATTACAAAATCTAGTCAACTCCCAGACACCATCTTTGGATTTACCACCAATTGGTAGTCTCAACTTAGAAAAGGTCATTAAAGTAACTAAAACACCATCAAAATAAAGACCAATTCTAATAGATGATTTACAATCACCTTGCAAGTGACTCATATTTAAAAAAGTTTTACTATCTAAATAACTAACTAATTTTATATCACATTTCCTAGCCCATATCTTTTTAGATTTTCCTAGTTTATTAAGTATAAATGATTGACATATATCTCTTTTTATATTCCACTCATCCTCCCATATTGTTATTAAATTTATATGCTTATTAACCGCTTTATTCAATTTATTCAAATGATAGTTTTTATTTCTAAATTTATCAGAATGCCAATAAACTCCGTTGAATTCAAATCCAATTTTTAATTCTGGTAGATAAATATCTATCTCATATGGATTTATTTCAGTTCTATCATTTTCTATAATAACACCTGAGTAATTCTCTTTAATAAAAGTTAATATTTCTTTTTCAACTATCGATGATGTGTCTGATATTGGATAACAATTAGTACATAATTTTCTATTATTATTAGATCTCCAATAAAATTGATAGGTTAATATCTCAAACTCACTTTTACAATCACTGCAATTAAATAATAGTTTGGTTTTATCACCTAATTTAAAATCTATAAATTCCGAACCATCCGTAGTATTTTCAATTATTCTCTCTTTATATGATTTATAAAAAAAATCTATTGTTTTTTTATGAATACTAGGATTTGACCAGGGATGTTCAACTCCCCAATTTTCTAAAGATGTTTTTTTATATGAGTCTTTATATTGTTCTATATTATCTTTAAAAGATTTAACTCTTCTCTCAATTATATCTTCTGATTTTGATGGATTATCAACTCCCCAATTAGATACTAATGTTTTTTTTGACTTTTCTTTAATAGAATCATTAGACATTGGTGAATTACCACCCCATTTATCTCTATTTGTTTTTATTATTTTATTTTTAATTAAATCAGATTCAGCTGGAGTTTTTGTACCCCATTTTTCCAATGATTTTTTCTCTTTCTCTTTCTTAATATTAGGATCAGATGATATACATTTATTCGAACAATATTTCAAATAACCAATTGTTGAGTTTTTAAACTTAACTTTATTATTACAATTCGGATTTTTACAAAGAGGGACATTATCAATTAAATTTAATGATAAATAAACTTTTTCTTTAAAGGTTATATCAACAATATTATTTAAATCACAATACTTTAATACCCAATCATACTCTTCAGGATGATTAGATATAAGATATTTCTCTCTAAACATTTTACCAGAAGGATCTGGCAATTTAAATATATCTAAATTCATAATTACTATGTTTAACATATATATTAAATACACCTAATTATGTTTAACAAAAAAAAGAGAAGTCATAATGACTTCTCTTTTTTTATATTTTTAAGATTTGAATTACATAAATCCACCAGCGTCAATAGCTCCAGTTCTAAGTATTGTAACATTGTTAACAATGATACCCATACCCTTAATTGGCTCAACATAAGTGTCTAATACACCAATTTGATTATCTATTATTTCTAATGTGTTATTTTCATCATCCATTTTGTTGAAATAGTTATATAAACCGTTTTTACTTACATATGTTTCACAAATAACATCAGCTCTAAGTTTAATTTCAGCTCTGATATCTGGTGTGTTATATTGCCATTGGAAATCTAATAACATTCTAGATAACTCTCTTTCTAATTCAATCAATACCTCTCTAACGTGGATGAAAGAAAGAGCTGATTTGTAAAGAGTTTGAGCTGTATTCTCAGTTTCAATTACATTTCCTCTATTTCTTTTGAACACGATAGGGTTCATTTGAGCTTGATTCAACCATTCAATATCATCATTACTATAGTTATGTTCAAGTCCAATAATGTTAGTAATTCTACCATTAGTAACACCAGCTGCGATTGTCCAAGGAGTAATACCACCTAAGTTGGAAATATGTTTTCTCATATATGTTGTCGCAACGTGTGCCGCTGGCGGCATTGAAAGTTGTCTACCACTATCATCAACTTGAATATATGGTGTAAAATAACCAACACAAGTAGATCCCTCACCATCAGCAAATGTATATGTGAACGCTGAAGCTTTATCTGGATTAGATCCTTTTGCGATAAACTCAACAACTAAATCACCATTAGAATCAACGAATGTAGGTGAAGATGATGCTTTGAATGATTTAACAGAAGGCATATTCAAGAAACCAAATATATCTTTTCTAGATCCACAAATATCAGCTAATTGTTGTTTAGATCTTTCTCCTAGACCAAGTCCAAAAGAATCCACTAAATATCTATAATCGATAGCTTCTTTGTTTGTCAAAGCTCTGTATAAAGGAGTTCCTTTAGCAACAATATTTAAGATATTTTCTTGTGTTTGTTCAGTACCATCTGGTAGAGAAGCTGTTCTAGTTTTAAAACCATTGAATGTTAAAGCTTTATAAGCATATGTGTAATTATCAACTGATTTATACAAAAATGTTTGTAAATCTAATACATTTCCTGAAGATTTAGATCCAAATGGATTTCTTTTAATAGGAGCAATACATGAAACTACAACTAAAGTTGGATCATTTTTATAGATTCTCTTATCAATAACTCTAGTAAGTCTATTATTAACACCTAATAAGAAATCACCAATTCTAAGTTCAGAATATCTATCAGCTTTTACTAAAACTTTATTATCAGCAATCCAATCACCATTAGAATCAACTAATTCAGTATCAGTAACCCCAGTTGGTAATAATTCGATTTCTAATGTTTGTTTATAATTTGAACTTTGTGAAATAAGATAGAACTTATTTAATGAATCCATATTTGTACTATAAACACTTCCTAATGATGGCATTGGAGATTGTAAAGAATAACTATCTTTAAATCTAATTGATAATGAATCATTAACAACATTACCATTAGCTTCAACTTTATTATCAATAAACATATTTAAGAAGTTGAATCCCGATGATGGCATGTGATCTAATAGATATTTAACACCTGTTAATTTTTCATAAACAACTTCTTCAGCTACTTTATAGATATACATTCTTTGAGTACCATTATCTTTTCTAGTAACAAAAGGAGCTGATGTTGAAGCAGAATCTAAAACATTACCATTAGCATCAGTGAAATATTCAGAAGAACCAGGAGCTGATGATACAAGATTATCACTTATAATTGTAATTCTTTTTCTATTAAGAACTGATTGTTTAATCGTGATCATATCACCAAATTGAAATTTAGGATCATTATTTTTTGTTGTTGCATTATTATCAAATGATGCAGTAAACATAATATAATTATATCCAGCGAATAATGATGTTTTACCAGTATTTAATTCAGTTATTTCTTTTTCAGTCTCACCATCGAAGAAAGTAAAACTATAACCCTCTGTTGATTTCCAAACTTCAGATGGAGTTCTGTTATTTTGGAAATAATCACCATTAGTGATATGCCCACTATAATATTCTTGATATAAATCAGAATATTTAGAAACTACACCAATACTATCAACTAATGGGTCTGTTGAAGTAACACTAGCAGTCAAACCAATCATTCTAGTATCCATACCATCTGTACCCAAAATAACCTCATCATCAACAGAATAAATACAAAGGAAACCTTGTAAAACTTTCTCCCATCTCTTTTTAACAATTTCAGAGTTTGGTAAACTAGTATTTAAGATGAATGATCTATCTTGACTTGAACTATTGATAATATCAGAAATAAACATACCATCCATACTAACTTTTTCAGTACCAACATTAGAAGTACTAGGTTCCAAAAGCATAACTCTCTTATTAATATCGGTACTATTTAATAATTTAACCAATCTATCAAATAATCTAAATCTTCTATATGATCTATAGTTATTTGGATTTGGAGTACCATCAGTTTTTAAGAAAGTATATTTTATTTTACCATCACCCTCATAAGAAACTCTATAATCAAATAAATCATGATTAAGTTTCTCTAAAGTATATCTTGATGGCATCAGTTGCGTATTTATTGAAGTTAGTGCATTACTTATAACAAATGTTAAATTTGATGTTGGTTGTGCCGTAACAGCAGCAACACCAGCAAAAACAGTTCTACTTATATAAAAACTTGTAAGAGCTGTTATAGTCCTAGTAAAAAATTTCGGAATATAGTCAAATTGTATGTTAATATTGGTAGTACCGGAAACAGCACCAGTGGCTTTAATGGTAACTCTGATACCAGAATCCGAATTAGCTAGTGAAGTACCATCAGTACTTGTATATCTAACTTCAACATTTGGTATTTCTAGAGTAGCACCAGCAACAAGATTTAATAAACCACTTAGTGTTCCTTCTGTCGGAACATTAGCAACAGGATCTCCAGTTGCTATAAAAGAAGCTGGTGATTCAAGTTGTGTACCAATTTTAGTAGTAGCATCAGTTATTGGAAATGTCAAATTAGCCGAAGCATTTGTTGTAATACCAGTAACCGCAGTAGTAAAATTACTTTTATCTATGTAAAAACTTGTATTATTTGCAATATTCCTACTAAAACTTTTTGGGAAAGATGTAATAGTGATAACAGCATTTGCAAGACTTGGAACACCACCTGTAAATGAAACGGTAGCTCTGATACCAGAATCAGAATCAGCCGGACTATTAACCGGAGTAGTAACCGCAGTACTGTATTTAACAACAAGATTTGTTAAATCAGCAACACCAGTACCAACAATAGAAGCTAAACCAGTTTTAGCACCAATTGTAGGAGGAGTAGCTGGATTAAAATCAACTGTAGCCGCAAATGGAGTAGAAGAACTCAATAATGAACGATATTCTACATCAGTAGTCGAATTAAATATAGACAATCCACCAAATAAAGATCTACTCACATCACTATTAAAGAAGTATATTCTATTACCCTCAACACGATCAACTATCAAAGCATTTGCCTCATGACTAGCAACGGTTTTATAGTTAAAAACGTTTTTAGCATTGACGCCCGTCTCATTTACAACTATTTTATTGGTAGCTGGGTCCAAACTATATGGAACAACAACATCACCTCTTTTTAATTGAGAAATTGCCGGATTCCAATTTGTACCTCCACCTGATCCAGGAACAGAAGAAGCAGTTCTACTCAAATCTTTTAAGGCAAATAACTGATCACTCGTTTTATCAAACCAAAAAGTACATCTACCAGCCTCAACACTAGTTGAATTACCAGAACCAGTTGAGTTTGTCGCAAACACAGGAACAAGATCCGCATAATTCCATCTATCAATATTTGAATAACTAAACATTCTAGCATCATAAGAATATCCAATTTTATTAGCTCCAGGTAAATTTGAATTACCACCTGTAAATCTAATATTAAATCCAGCAACATCATTTATTTCAGCTTCAACATCATCTAAAAGATATTTTTTAGTATCTGTTATAGAGTTTTTCTTATAGAAAGATTCAATAAAAGAACTATTATCATGAATCATAGGATTTGGATACAAATTACCATTTAATGGAACAAATGATGTATCAACATGTATATCTTCAGCATTGATAATACTATCAGCAGTACCACCATCATTTAAAAAGTGACCACCAAAACTAGACGAAAATACATTATTGGAAGTTAAAATATTCCAAACACCCTGACTAACTGTATTACTAACACCATAATATTCGCCAGTGTAAACCGGTGAATATCTATTATCTATTCTAATACCATTAACATCAAAACTAGTATTCCAAGCACTAAATGGAACAAATCTATTAATGTTGTTACTATCTTTTTTTAGTTTAAACTTAAATGTATTTAAAACTACATCATTAGGAGTAAGACCTGTTATACCGTCACCAGTTGAACTTTTAACACCTGTTTTAACTTTCAATTCGGATGATTTAGCTTCATAATAAACAACAGCGATAGCCGATTGTGTAGGCGATAAAGCAGGAAAATCACTAGCCGAAATATCAAATTGTTGATTTTTAAAATTAGCAGTTGGTAAGGAATTTAAAACAATTTCCTTATGTTCACCATTTATAACAAAATAAGAATTTACATGTACATCATAAGTAATTGTAAACTTAGTAGCTTTTGTAAAATATATTTCATGATAATTCACAGCTGGCACAGGAGTATTCTTAGAAGAATCGTCAAATTTATATCCAGTATATCTAATACCCCAGTAACTAGATTCATTGAACCAAGATGTTCTAGCAGCATAGTTTGTTTGTACACCAGAATAAGTCGGAGCACCACCAGTAGCAGTATAAAAGTGATCAGATAAATTATTAAAAACGTCCTTATATGAAAAAGGATTAGTCAATAAATCTCTATTTGTTATAACATTAGATTTGGTAGTAGAGGCACTAGATAAATATTTATTAGAACTAGTCAAACCACCTAAATTTGCATTAACATTCCCTGGTAAATCCAAAGGTTTAACACCAAATTCCTTTTCTTCAAAAATACTTGCTTGATATGATAAGAAGTTTATTGAAGTTTCATTTTTAGATGCAATTGAATGACCAACTAAATCGATGATGTTATTAAGACCATCAGTCTCAACAAGGTCGATATTAAATGAACAAAAAACACCTGTTTTATCAGTATCTTTGTTTAAGTTAGTTTCAATAAATAAATTTTTATTGTTACCATCTCTAAAATATGGAATCAATGAAAGACCCTCATAATATCCTAATAATTTAACATTTCTATTTTGAATAAAATTCAAAATTAAATTTTTTCTAATACCAGATCCAAGTTTTTCATCATAAAAGAAGTAATTACTCCACACTTTATCCTGAGATAATGATTTGTAATCTGACCAATCACCAGCCACAACCACAACATCAACCATATAATCAGAGATAAAATCCTTAGGTGAAATAAAACCTGGTACTTTATCTGTTCCATACCATGATTCAGCAGTAACGTCAAAATTATTAACTCTTGATTTATAGATAAAAACCGAAACTGGTTTATCAGATAAATTAGTAATATTTAATGCTCTTGTTGAAAATCCTGAATTAATTTTAGTCAAATTAATAAAAGATTCTGTATCTTTTTTCCAGAAACCAGTCGTATCATGAAATCTTCTAAATGCCCCTAATCTCTTAGAGTCATTCGCAATATCAGATGACGTTGATAAAGATTGATATTGAACTCTATCCAAGTTATCATTTGTCATTAAAAGATTCATCGCGTAAACCGGTGAACTCTCTAACATTTTTTCGACAGTCCTATGAAAGAAGGATCCCCTTCTCTCTAAATTTCTGTCAATCTCACCAAAAATAGACTCGAATTCATTCAGAGTACTAACTTTAATTGGTGTATTCACAGGTCCCTTTTTCGAAACACCCAAAACCAAGTTAGTCAACTGATCAACAGATTGAGGTGTTGCAATAATGGATTTATCAAATTCCTCGATAAATATACCTGGTCTTTTGTATTTTCCAATTTGAATTGCCATATTTTTTAATTATTTTTTTTTGTTATCATATATATAAAGTATAAAAAACCATTTTTTTCCATTTTTGATACTACATATTTGAGTCTTTTACTATTTTGTTAATGTTATCCAACATCTCTTTTTCACGTTCTAACATTTCAGTTTTAATGTTTTGAAAACTATTAGATGCATCAACTTTTTTCTTTTCTATATCTTTTTTAGTATTTTGTATTTTTTGTTTTATTTTTGGTATTTCTTTATTATATTGATCTTTAATACCTTTATCAGTCGCGATACTTAATATATCCTGTGATTTCTGAAGATTTAGATTATCAGTCGCTATTTGATTAACACCTTTATCTATTTGTCTTTTCTTTTTAGCGATATTTAAATATTTAACTAAAAATTCATTTCTATCAGCACCATTTCTGATATCAGTGGGTCCAAATAATTTCTTCTCCATGTCTAATATTTTCTTATCATCATTTGACTTATAAGCAACGTCAATATCTTTATATTTAGAATCGAACTCGTCTATTTGAGCTCTGAGAGTATTTAATTTTTGCTTAGCCATTTTAATATCAGATGTGTCAGAGTCTTTAATTTCTAAATTCTCTAACCAAAGATTCCATTTTTTCAAATACTTCATTTAGTATATTTTACAATTTTATTTTCAGGTTTTGGTTTAAATTGAACATCTACTCCTAATTTTTGAAATTTTTGTTTATACTCCTTATCAAAGGAACTAGATAAGTCCAATGTCTTTAAATCATCTTCTTTTATACAAATTTTATAAATATCATTTACCTTAACATTTAATGTATAACTTTCATTATATTTTTCTTTAGAAGTATATTTAATAGACATTTCTTTATTTAATTGAACCTCATTTTTAAAATCCTTAATATTAGTATAAAATATAGTATATGGATTACCACCCTCAGCAGAAGGTTTACTAATCATATTATTTAACTCATTTTTAGTTATCTCTATAGGATCTATTACTTTTTTCCAAGGTCCGAAACTTCTTATAAATGATATTCTATCATCCGAAATATAATGAGCAAATATTTGAACTTTAGTATTTTTTTCAATATCAGAACCATCTATAATAAAGAATGTACCAACCGAGTCAATATAAATTGGACCCGGACTATTTAATTTAAGTATCTCTATTTTTTTAGAATTTTCATTTATAGTTGTCTGCATATCAATATTAGCATCTAAAGTACCTGTTCCACCAGTTGGTTCACAATTCACATCTATTGGGGGTTCATCAAAATAACCATCAAGTAACTTAGCTTGAGATCCCTTACCCTCTGAGCCAGGTTTATATAATTTAGACCCATCTAATAAATCAGTCATGAATTGTCTCAATTTAGGTCCCTTACCTTCTCTAATTTCATCTCCAACTCTAAGAACAGTACTTTTATCAAAAATTACTTGATATTTTCTATTACCCAAAATATCATAAATAGCATCTTCCCATTTATCAAATATTTCATTATTCCTCCAAGGTCCTGTTCCTTGACTACCCATATCAGTATATTCAAAGAGAGTACCAGGACTAGGACCAGCACCAGAACCATCTAAATTTTGACTTCTTTTAGAGATAATTGGAGTCATATATAACTTATATGCTTGATTAAAAATTCTTAATATCTCTATAATTGGGTCAAATCCATCAATTATAAATCCCCTTTTAATATTTATATTTTTTAATTTAACTTCTAACTCTTCAATTATTTTTTCATCTACCTCAAATTCCGATACAGTTTTACAATTATCTTCAAAATATTTAGAAATCTCACTACCAAAAACAGACCCAAAACGTTTTTTCGCCCTAGTGGCACGTGCAATTGTTTTCAAATTATTATTAAGTTCACTATTTCCAACTTTTAGAGATTTTATTTGACTCATAGTATCAACATACCCCTTCAAGTTTTTACCAAAGTCAACTCCATCAAAATTATATTCATTATAAAGAGAGTTACCATTCTCTTCTTCCCCTTTAAACAATAAAGCAACATGAGCAAACTTTGAAATCTTATCAGATATTGAACTGAATTCACTAGTCGTTAGTTTATCAATTCTAAAATTCCAATTTTCATACAATTTATTAGCTGGGATAGTAAATGTCTTATTTTTACCAGAAAGGTTTTTAACAATATCAACATATAGTTTTATTATAAAATTTTTATAAACCTCACTATCTTTATTAGATATTACTTTACTTAACTCAACATTACTAACAATTGGATCCTTTGAACCCTTCAATGTTTTATCTAAATTTTGACATTGAACTTTTAACTTCTTAAATGCTTGTAATGCATGATTTTGCTCTTTTGATATAACATTCTCACAAAATGATTGATAACTATCAACTATAGCCTTTGTACCAACATTAACATTTGGATTGACCGGTTTTTTACTATCAACATTTGAATTAGATGGTGAATCAAAATTTATCTTTTTATATTGCTCAATAATTTTTGATAGATATGTTAAATTAGAAAGCAACAAACTATATTTATCAGAAAAAGCCTCCGAATTCTCAGTTGAGATTGTAGTTTTTTCATCATCTTTATAATTCTCTAAAAAGTCTAAAAACTTTTCTAATTCCTGTATCATTTTATCTTTATCTTCTAACTCATCAGATGATTCTTTTAACTTACCAATAGCATTTTTAACCAAAGATTTAATAATAGAAGAACTTTCACCATTAGCGATTGAATTTTTAACTTCAAATAAAAAAGAATAAAACTCTAATTTTATAACCTCCATTTTATACTTAATATCAGCATCATAAGTAGAAATAAGACATCCATTGATATAAATTCTCTCAAATTCAGCATTAAGTCGGTTAATTAATTTTGGAATTTGAACTAAAGATGCTAGTTTTACTTTAACTTTTCTTATAATATGATTTATTAAACGACCCAATAAAGAATCGTTCCAACCAATATTATTACTAAACATTGGTTTCCCACTTCCACCACCCGAATATTCTTCATATATAGGGAAATTATGACCAGAATATGGTGTTTTTTCAAACTTTTTAGAAATATTTCTTTGAATAAATACTTCTCTATTAACAATATACTTCATTAAAAAGGAATTTTTTTTATTATATATTAAAAAAAAATTGTATATTTTTTAATATTTACTATATTTGTATAAATAATTAAACTATGGACCAATCAACAATTAAATGTATAGATCTTAAATCATACAATAGATTACAAATAGGTGCTATATGTAAAATTTTAAATTTCAAAAGTGGTGATATCATTTTTTTTAAAAAGAATGAATATTCAAAATTATATTTAGTTGAGATTGATAATGAATATAAAATATTAGCAACTATCAATAAATATGGTGATATATCAAAATCATTTAACGAATTATCAAATGATCAATTATTAAATATTGAACCAACTATATTCAATAATTTAAAAATTGAAAATCTATCTAAAATAAAATTTATAAATCTTAAACAAAACAACTACGATAAATTGACGTTTTGTGCAGATTTAGAATATTTCAAAAAGAGAGATTATGATAAAGTCTTCTTAACAGGAGATAATGTTTTTGTTTTTGCAGTAAAGCATGATAAAAAAGGAGACAAGTTAACTCTCAACACATGGTATACTCACTTAACCGAAAAAGAAATTGAAATGATAAAGAATAACAGCAAAGAGCTGATTATTAAAAAAGTAAAAGAGAAAGAAGTAAAAGAGAAAAAAGATTATATAGAAGATTTAAATCAAAAATTAGAAATTGCTTTACAAAATGAAAACTTTGAAGAAGCTTCGATTTTAAGAGATAAAATTTCAAACTTAGATATAAACAGAATAAAATCTTTAGAAAAAGAATTGGAATATTGTGTAAAAAATCAAAACTTTGAAAAAGCTATAGAAATTAGAAATGAGATAAAAGAACTTTACAAAAATTCAAAATCCATTGAATTGGTAGTTAAAAAAGAAATTATACAAAATACGGTGAAAGAAATAAAACCAGATTTATCCAAATTAGAGAAAAAGTTAGAAGAGTATTTATCAATAGAAGATTATGAAATGGCATCTCAATTAAGAGATAAAATAAATAAGATTAAAAGTGGTGAATTTTAATAAAAAAACCCATCATTTGATGGGTTTTTAAAATTTAGGAATATTGTTAGTAAAATTACTA